ATGCAACAGGTAATTCAGAAAATGTTTTAGCAATTTGAAATTGATCTTCAACACTCAGCTCGTAAAACCATTCACCACCATTTTCCATGTGGCATTTCATTGCAGCGCGATCTTTTAATCCCCAAATACACAAATCCTCATGATTGCCGCGCACCGATGTAAACCATGGCTTAGACAATAGCTCGATGCATTCAATATTCTGGGTGCCTCGATCCACTAAATCCCCAACAGCAATAAGCAAGTCATTTTCAAAATCAAAACCGATTTCTTTTAAGCGACTCATAAGCAAGTTGTAGCAGCCATGAATATCACCAACCGCATAAAGCTTGCCTGTTATCTCTTTGTCCCAAACCTTAACCATTGTCATCTCATCAACCTATTAATTTTAAAATTTGCTCAATCGCTTTGCCGCTTTTCACTTGCTCGGTGCTAAACCGTATTACCTGATAACCCATCATCGTTGCTGCGTTATATTTCTCTAAGTCTCCTAAATACCCCTTACCCCTTGTATGCCTGCCATTACTCCAGATTCCACCTTCCACTTCGACCAATACCCTTTTGCCCGTTAAATGAAAATCAGCTCTCCATTTACGTGAGGGGTGAAACTTAAACTCCTGTTCAAACTCAATCTTTAAGGCTCTCAGTGCAGTGGCTAATATCACCTCACCCTCACTCTGTACCTTTTCACCTTTAACCTTTGGTCGCTTAGATCCTCTTTTGGGTTTATTCGCACCGATCATTTTTTTGTATTCAGCAATGGAGTAAGTTGTCATCGCTCACCCAAACTAGGCACTCTAGTCGCTTTGACCAGTAAACATTCACACCATGCCGCTTACGTAGCTTTCGTGCTCGTTTACTTGAGATTGGACGTTCAGCTGCAGTGATCATGCTGTTACCCCAATCTATTTAATTTATATGCTTCATTCACATGCGCCTCTGAAACTCTCGTATTAGGGCTAATGTGATTGCGGATATCGGTTACATGGTCGGTTCGGTCGTGGTCAGCGATGGCTGCGTGAAGGTCATCGTAGGTAAATCCGTCACTTGATCTATGCCACATTCCATTGATAACCGCGAACTTCATGTCATCGGAGCAACCAAGATTTTTAAGCATAGTCTGTAGATTGCGTGCCTGCTCCAACCCATGGTCCTGAATAAACTGCTTTGCATTCATGCCGCCTGCTCCCGTTGTTCAATCGCTTTCATTGCTAACTTAATTTGCTCATAACGCTCTTTTGAGCATGGTCTATTTTGTTGGGTTATTTGCGATATGAATGAATGAGCTACTTTCAACTCTCGACATAGATCGCCACCACGGCCCTTGCGTTCTTTACACCACCGATCCAAAGCCTTAATCTCTGCAAGCGTTGCCTGATCCTCCTTTTGTCGAGCACGCTTCTTATGAGTTTCTGATACAGCGCCTGCCATAATTTCATGCATGGTCTTTTGAGGTTTTGGTTCTCCGTTGTTCCACCCCTTATGAAGCTCACCTGAGAAACCTTGAGGCAATTCATTCACTTCACCTCCACACGTTAAAAACAACTCCAAATCACTCTCAAGCTGTTCACGCAGGGTCTTCTTTTTCTCTAGTTCCGAAAATGTGGTGTTTTTACCCGCTTGAGCTGCTGTAATTCGAGCTTGAAATTCTTCTTTGTTCACGCTTCACCCCCAACGCTCATAAACCCATTAGCTTTCATTGCTTGGTATTCAGCTGGATTGTCGAAAGGATCTGGCCACTCGTTTTGAAGTCGCTTTTTGGCTTCGTTAATTTCAAGCTTTTGAGGTTTAGGTATTTCACGATTACGGACATTCAGTTTTCGCTTTAGGTTCTCCAGCTGCTGACGTGCAACATCGTTTGTCACAGGCTTATGGCTTAGATCGTCACCAGTAAATCCACATTGAGCAATTGCTTCTAGTAACTCATCCGCTTCATTACGCTCCTTAGCCTCAGATATGATTCGCTTGTAAACACTGCTATAAACTTTATAAAAAGTATCTGTTGAACCTAAATATCCATAAGGCTTTACAACTTCATCAAATGCTTGTTTTGCAAATTTATTGATTTCATGAGATCGATTCTGTTTTTCGTAAGTCAAAGCCTGCAACCAAGCCTCATCATGGCTTTGGTATTCATACTTACCTAAACACCAATCTTTAAATTCGTTTACAGAAGGCGGCCAACCTGAGGTCTCAAGACGAATCAAACCCCGATTAAATTGTTCAAAAGTGATTCCTGAAAGCTTTTGGACAAACTTATCAATCACCTGACCCTTTTTTAAGCCTGACCATTGATCTGTAAAGCGTTTACCGTATGACAAAAGCATGTCTTCAACCAACTTACGCGCATCTTGCTCGCTAAACTGTTGAACAGAATGATCTTGGTTTTGAGTTAATTCATTACGCATATTTCACACCCTCCACTTCATGAACATCTCGAATTGATGGAGTGTCTTCACCACCAATTTCAGATAGCCACTCATTGACCTCACCCTGAGTTCTATTTCCTGCGCTTGATTGAGATTTTGGTTTTTGAGATGTTGATTGTGTTTCACGCTGACGTTTCGTAGCATCCTTGTTGTTTTGAATCCATGTGTACCACTTAACCAACCATAGACTTGGTGTGTTCTTGGATTCTTCACCCTTAGCTGAGAAGAAATCACCAAAGTTGGTAAACATGGAAATCAAATCTTGGATTTGAACTTCACAGAATCTTTGTCTTCCAAGTTCAATAAAATCGTTTTGGAGTGAGTATTGATTTACGCATTCGAGAATTGAATATCGCTTATGGTCTTCAGATTTGTATTGTGAAAACTGAATTGCTGGTAATGGAAAATTTTCCTCACACGTATTACTACTACTATCAATAATATTGGTTACTGGTTCATGGTTTATGGTTAGTTGCTCGTCCGTTAAATTCTCGTCTAACGGATTTTCAACGGTCGTTGAACTTTCGTTATTCGTAAGCTTAACTTGTGATGAACCACCATTAGGGTCTTGTTGCTTTTTCGCTGCACGCTTTTTAGCAGATGCTTTACCCGCCTCGCTCGCTTGTTTACGCTTTCCGTGGTATTCAGCAATTTCACGCTCACAACGATTGTTGATATAAAGACCATCATTCAACATGAAAAACTCATCTAGCACATATTGAAGAGCTTTTACTTGCTCATCAGTTGAGCATTGAACACGGCGAGCCAAACGATCCAAATTTGAAGCATCAAGGGGTTGCTCTGTGTCGTAATACATATCCAGTAAATCACGATAAATAGCACGCTCAACCAAGCTCAAATGGCGAGTCGCATTGTTGAAATCCCCAATATGATGTTGGTAATAGTTCATTTAGCTTCCTCCAATTTGACTAAGCCACGTTTTTCCAACTGACGAATAATTCGAGGTTCGACAAATTGATTGTTGATCTTGTACCTGGTGCGTGACTTTTCTTTCACCTGGATAAGTTGGGTACCTTCTTGCATTTGGCGACGTATCGCTATGGCTTGCCCCCCCATTTGGGTTGTATGCTCAAGAATGAAATAAGCTTCCTGCGCCTCAATAGCTTGGTTCATGACTGATAAAGGCATTGCGGCAAGTTCTTTAGGTGTGTATATCTTCACTGGATCAAGCAAAGGGATCATCACCTCGATAGGTGCAGGAGCTTGAACATCTTTCTGCCCACGTTTAGCTGAATATCTCACTGAGCACCCCCTTTTTCGATATTTTTAATAAAGCGGCCAAACATAAAAATATGACCTGCTCGATGTAGGCTTGAAATAATTTCACCTGCATACCAAACTGAAACATGATGTTCATTGATCAGCGTTTCCATAAACTCGTCACGGGTGACGGCAGCATTCTTTACATCACCTTTGATCTTGCGAAGATTTGCCCTACGGATCTCCAGCAATCCATCTAATGTACGAAGCGCTGGCTCGTACCATGATTGAAGCTGCATCATCTGCTTATGCTCAGGCTTCTTTTGAACGGCCTTATTGGTAATCATGGAACCTCCGCTAAGGCTTGTTCGGCCTTGGTGAGACGGCGTTTGGCATTGAGCTCAATAGTTGAAGCACTACGAACAAACTTTTTGTTTAGGGTTAAGATGCCAATACCGATATATACATCCACGGTGTTTTCATAGACTTCCACGACGTTATATATTTCATCAAAGTTGCCTATGACTTCATTAAGTACAACAGCATCGCCGATTAAGAAGTCCGCATTGTCTTCAATGACTTGTTGTGTTAAATTTGTGTTATTCATTAAGATTTACCCTCTGAATTGAATATTTGAAAAGCCTGATCCCCAAAATCAGGCTTTTTCTTTTTGTGCATTTGCTGTGTACTTCTGCATTTGCTTAAGTGCTGCCTGATCCACGGCGGTAATCAACTCGATCAAGCCCTGGGTAATCTGGTGGATCTCTTCGTATTCCGCTGGTGTAATCACCCCATCTTCATAAGCCTCATACACAACGCGGTTTGCTTTTCCGCTCTTAATGTTGTGCTGCATCATTGCTTCAAAGATCGATAGCTCATGATGTTTGCTTGAGTCACAATCCACTGGCACAAGTGCATAGCCCATCTGATGCGCCCACACCCCACACCTTTAAGATTTCAGGGTTCTGCGTATACAACATGATGGTTTCAAGCTTCTTTAAGCTCGGTAAATGGTTCGGCATCCCTACGTTGCCGTAGTTGCAAATCGTGTTATGCGAATCACCAGTGACCTGAGCAATTTCCTTTGGTGAAATCCCTTGCGTCTGGTTAATCATTTTAAAAATTGCCGTTTGCGCTTCACGGCTTAGTGTTATTTCTTGCATTTGTGAAATCCTTGATTTGTTTCACGTTTCTATAAGGCTTCGACCAAGTAATAATTGGTTATGCAATAAGCACAGCCATGTTCGCCTTTACTTCACCATTGGTTAAAATCTGAAGACGTGCTTGTGTGTCCAAAGGAATTCCACGATGTCGCCATTTACATATAGCTCCTCGTGTATGTTTTAGCTTTCTAGCCAGTTCAGCATCAGATTTGACACCATAGTGATTTTTTAAATCATCAACAGTCATGGTTTACTCTAATAAACTAATAGTTTCCGTTAGTAAACCATAAGTTTCTCCGTTAATCAACATGCATGTTTACTATAGGAAACATTAAAAGAGGATTTGTTTTATGGACACTATTAGCGATCGAATAATTAAAAGAATGAAAGAAATGAATGTTCGCCAAGTAGATATTGTTGAAGCAACAGGTGCGACAAAAGGGGCTGTATCAAAATGGGTTGCAGGAACAAATATTCCTAAGGCTGAGTTCCTACCTTCACTTGCAACTGTTTTGAAAACATCTCAAAACT